ACCTCGGGGGGCAGTTCCTCCCAGGCAACCTCCCGTACGGTATCGGCCCGCGGCGCGATCGCCACCCCGGCCGGGGCGGTTTGTCGCGGTGCGGCAGGCGCCGGTCTTTGATACCGGGTCGGTTTAGGGGGGGTCTTTCCCAAAAAAATGCCTCAGAAGGGGCGAATGGTGGGTTTTTAAAAGGGGATTAATAGGGGTCGGCGCCGGAGTGCGTAGGGTGGCCTAGCCCAAATCGACGTGGGCCTTTGTGGCGCGTTTCCGGTTTTGGGCCTTTTTCCTACCCTGGCACCCGTTCCGGCCAGCGCCAGCAGGCGTCGGCCGGCAGCGCCCGCTCGTCATGCGGCACCGAGGTCCGGCATTCCACCGGGCCGCAGTCGAAGAACACCGTGAGGTTCACCGCCGGCACCTCGCCGTCGGCCCAGACGTTGATGATGGCCGGGTGTTCGCGGCAGCCGTTGTAAGGCCGCTCGCGCGACGGCTGGCGATAAATGACGGTGCGGCCCATTGATGGTTTCATTCTCACGCTCCTTGTGTAGTGACGCCCAAGAACTTCTCGCGCCAGAATTTGGCCTGCTCATCGGAGAGGCCTTGCGCTTTGGCGACCTCGTCCATGACCTTGGCCCCACGCTCGCGCTCTTCCTTTACGATGCGCTCGCGCACCTCGATCTCGTGCTTCTTCTGGTTGACCGACGCGCGCGAGAGCGTCGCCACGTTCTTGGCCACGGTCGCGAGCAGCTTCGCGCGCTTCATCGGGTCCGCCTCACCCGCCTCCTGGAGGGCGACCAGCACGTCGAACACTTCGGTCTGGATCATGCTGATGACCGCGGCGCTGCGGTGATCGGCGTCGTCCGGCGCCTCGGCAGCAATCAACCGTGCTGCTTCGGTCGATGCCTTGATCGAGGCGAGCTTGCGCTCGAGATTGGTGCCGTAGCGGTGGATAGAGGACTTGCCGATCGCGTAGCCGCGCGCCAGCAGGTCCGCCTCCAGCGCCTGGTAGCCGGCGAAGTTGCCGGCGATCAGTGCCTGGTCGAGCCAGGCTTTGACTGCAGCGGGGAGCTGCGTGATCTTCGAGCGCTTGCCCATCACCAGTACTTCTTCGGGCGCGCGATGCCGGGTTCGGCGTCAATGGTGTATTCGAAGAAATCCACGCCGTGGCGCGTGAGCTCCGCGGTCCACGGGCCGCCCTCGAGGCGCTTCAACTTGACGAGCCCGCGATCCCCGAGATAGTCGAGCTGGCGGCGCAGCTCCAGCGCGGTGCACTCTATCGGCACGGTCTGGATGGCCGACAGGATCAACGGCTCGGCCACCGGATAGGGGCTCCCCGCGTTGATCGCGACCATGCAATACCAGCGTATCGTTTCCCGACGGTTCCTCTCGCCATCCATGTCCCTCACCCCTTGGTGTTCGCCCGCTCGTTGAACAGATCGAGCTTCGCGTTAAGCGCATCGAGCTTGCCGTTGATGCCCGTCTCGAAGCGGATCTGGTCCTCGCGGCGCACGTACAGCACCGGCAGATCCGCGAGCAGCTTCAAGTGATCGCGTTCGCGCTGTTGCGTTTGCGCCTCCAGCCGGTCGAAGCGCTCCTGATAGACCTGCCTCGCCTCCTGGCGCGCCTTCTCCTGGGTGGCGAATCGGTCATCCAGGCGCGTCTCGAATTGCTTGACCATGACGCTGATCAGCGACCACGCACCGCCCACCAGCGTCGCGGCGATGCCCAGCACGGTTGCCACCAGCTCCCAGTTGATTGTCATCGCACCACCCTCCGTCCCTTCTCGAATCGTTCAGCACAATCGATGCAGCGGTCGGTGCCCGGCACCGCGCGGCGTCGCAACTCGGGAATCCGGTCGCCGCAATCGACACAGAATTCCGCCGCGGTGCCATGCGGCGTGCGGCGCGCCTGTACGGCAAGCGCGCTCGCGAGCTGCATGGCTTCCTGCTCCGCGGCCTGGTCGGCAAAGTCGCTCATCTGCGAATCACCGGAAGCGGCAGCACACGAACCAGCACGCGGCCGTCGCTCAACGTCGCCTTGCAGCGCGGCTTGTACGCGTTCGCGTCGATTCCGTTCCTCACGCTTTGCAGCACGTTCGAGCCCGAAATCTGGTGCGCGCCATTCAGCATCGCGGCCGCGCCAGCATCCGCGCCCTTGGTCACTTCCATCGTCACCACCGCGCTATCGATCGTCGCGCCGCCGATCTCCTTGGCGTAAGGGAAAGTGACGGTGATGATCTCCTCCGGGTCTTTGGATACGATCGCCATGCTTACTCCGGCACCCCGATGAAAGTCCGGCCGGGATCTTCAGCCGCGAACCCGCCCAGGCGATCGCGTGCCACAAATGAGCGTTCCTCCTCGTCAGCGATAAAGCGCGGATCGATCGCGAGGCCGATCTCAACAAAGGCGCCGCCGAATGTTTCGGCCGTGGCGATCGCGCCCGCACCCGTCAAGGTGAGATTGAATTGCGCCGCCCCGAAGGTCTCGCCGGTGGCAATGCCCTCCGCCGTGACGCTCACTGCCCCCGGTGCGACCGTGCCGTCGCCGAATGCTTCCCCGCCCGGGATCGCCTCGGCGGCCACGGCGAGGTTCACCTGGTCGGTACCGAAGGCCTCCGCGCTCGAGATCCCGGAAGCGGCGAGCGCGAGATTGACCTGGTCTGTGCCGAAGGCCTCCGCGCTCGCGATCGCCGCCGCCGCTATGGAGAGGTTGACCTGGTCGGCACCGAACGCTTCCGTGCTCGGGATGGCCACCGCCGCCACCGCGAGATTGACCTGGTCGGTGCCGAACATCTCCTCGCTCGCGATCCCCGAAGCGGCGAGCGAGAGATTGACCTGGTCGGTACCGAAGGCCTCCGTGCTCGCTACGTTGCCGACGCCGGAGAGGGTGAGGTCCAGCTGGCCCGTGCCAAACGTCTCACCGGTCGCGATCCCTTCTGCGGCGACTGTGGCCGGTCCGGGATTGGCGGTGGCATTGCCGAAGGCTTCGCCGGTCGCGATCGCGCCCACCCCGGTGAGCGTGAGCGTGAGCTGGCTCGAGCCGAAGGCTTCGGCCGAGGCGATGGCCTCCGTCGTCACGCTCACGATGCCAGGTGAAACCGTCGTTGCGCCGAAAGCCTCTGCGCTGTCAATTGCATCCGGTCGCAGGGACATGGGTCCCAGCTCGGCCGCCGGCGACCCGAAGGCCTCCGCGCTCGCGATGTCTCCGGCACCGCTCAACGTGATGTTCACCTGGCTCGTGCCGAAGGTTTCCTCGCTCGCGAGCGCGCCAACTGCCGGCAACACGAGGTTCGCCTGAGCAGCTCCAAACGCCTCCGCACTGTCGATCGCAGTAGCGGTCACTGTGACCGCACCGGGCGCAACCGTCGTGTCCCCAAACAACTCCGCGCTGGCAATGTTCCCGGCACCCGAGAACGTGAGGTTCACCTGGCTCGTGCCGAACGCCTCGGCCGTGGCGATCGCGCCGGCTTCCGTCACCGACTGCAGCGCGCCGGACTGAATGGTCGCATCGCCGAACGCCTCACCCGTCGCGATGTTTCCCGCGCCGGTTAGCGTGAGGTTCACCTGGCTCGTGCCGAAGGCGTCCTCGCTCGCCAGCCCGCCCACCGCGGGCAGCACCAGGTTCGCCTGCGGCGTGCCGAGTGCCTCGCCGGTCGCAATGTCGCCGGCACCGGTAAGGTAAAGGCCCGTGGTGAGCGTGCCGAAGGCTTCGGCCGAGGCGATGCCCGAAGGAGACAACGTCTGCGACTCCGGCTTGAAGGTGACGGTCGCGTCAATCGTAATGAACGAGTCGCCGGTGGTACCGTCCGCTCCGTTAAACGTGAGCGTACAGGTGTGCCCGCTCGCCATCGTACCGACGTTGGTGATGTAGGGCTTGAAGACGAGGCGGTTGTTTTCCTCGATCACCGTATCGGTGACGTTGGCGGTCCACGTCATCTCGGCCGCGCTGGTGCCAAACTCCACACCGTCATCGAACGGCCCGCCGCCGATCTCGACCTCGTTGCCGTCGGGATCACGCTCGAAGAAGCGGCCCCGCGCGCCGCAGTTCGCGTTCATGTTCGATTCTTGCCACCACAACGAGATGTCCACGCTGGCGAGCGTGAAGCCGCCAGCGGGCGCCGGGTGCGTGACGAAGTTGATCTCCTCGTCGGCGGTTGTGTTCTGGGTTGCTTGAATATTGGTACCGGAGGCGGCCGTATCCACGATGTCGGTGTCGGAGGACGATCCCGCGACCGTCTCCATGTCGTAATAGACGGCGCCGGCGACGTTGATGCCGTTTGTCGTGGTATTGCGCAGGAAAAGCTTGGTCGCCACTTACGCCTGATCCTCGTACTTGGCCGCCGACTGATTCCAGCGCGCGCGATACCACCGGCCCAGCGAGTGCATGCGGAATCCCAGGAACCACCGGCCGGCCCGCTTCACCCAGGGCGAGCACACGGTGTCGTGCCAGTGATCGAAGAACGTGACGCGCCGGCGCAGCGCCTTCAGCTCATGTCTGAGCGCTGCGACCTCGTTGCGGAGGCGCTCGACGTCGTCCACCGTGCGATCACGCTTTTTGCGCGGCAGCGGCGTGCGCGATGAGCGCCAGCTCTTCGGACGAGGCACCGGCGAGTCGCTTCGCGGCCGAAGCCGCGACCGCCCGGGTGTCCATCTCGGCCTTGATGAGGAGCTGCTCGCCGCGGATCGTGTCGCGCTGGTTGGAGAGATCCTGATTGAGCTTGGCGAGCTGCCCGTCGGTCATCTTCGCCAGTTGCTTGGAGTCGAGTTTCATGTTGCACCTTTCAGTGAGTGGTGACCTTGGGCGCACCGCGCCGCAACGCCGGGACGCCGAAGGCCTCCGCGCTCTTGACCCCTCCCGGCATGGCGCGCCGGAAGTCCGTATTCCACGCCGCCTCCTTCTTCGCCAGCTCGATGATCCCCGGATGATCGGAAAGCCCGAACGGCGCGCCGGCGCGGTACAGGATCGCGGTGTCGCGCGCGATCGCCTCCGCCTTGGCGTGCTCCTCGGCTTTGAGCGATGCCTGGTAGAGACCGTTGGCAAGGTTGAGCGCGAGCGCGGGCTCGAAGTCGATGTATGCCGGCCGGCCGTCCACGCTGAACTTGTAGCAGACCATACCGATCGCGGCGCCGGCGAGCGCCTTCAGCTCGCGCGAGATCGCCTGCGCGGCCGACCAGTCCATCGAGCCGTTGATGCGCCCGTCGAGGTTGAGCGCGACACGCTCGCCCACGACCTTGATGTTGATGATGAGCTGGCCGTTCATTACAGCTTGAAAATCCTGTTGGCGCCGGCGTCCCACACGATGGTGATGTCGCCGCCGTTAGGCGTGACCGGCAGCCCGGTCGCGGTGTCGATGTTGAAGATAAGCCGGCTGGTCGATTCCGTTCCGGTGTCCTTGTACCCCTCGATCGATTCGACGGTGGCGCCAGAAACCGCGGTGAGCGTGACGTCCGCAGCGTCGGCGACGCCGGCGGTCACCGTCTTGCTGGCGAGGTTGCCGCTGGTGGCGATGCGCGCGCCGGCGACAATGTCGTCCAGGTTGTCGTCCGCCGCGTTGAAGGCGTCCGCGCCCTCGTCGTAGAGGAACACCTTGATGTTGTTCGCATCCCAGTCGATATCGCCGGCGAGAAACCCCTCGCGGCCCGAATCACGCAGTGCGTTTGCCATCTCAGTTCTCCTTTACTTGTTCCCGCTGTCGGCGATCTGCCAGCTGAATTCTGGGCCGGTGTTGTTCGGATTGAGGCAGTAGCTTCCTCTCGCGCCGTCCTGCCACACCAGCTCCGGGCGCCCGGCGATGACGATCCCGAACTCGCGCGACGCCTTGGTGAGCGCCGCCAGAAAATTGAACATGCGCTGCGGCTTGTTCACGGCGCGTAGAACACCCGTGGCTCGGCGCTCGGGCGCGTCGCCTCGCGGCCGAACAGATCGAGCGCCCAGTAATGGAGCCGGGCGCGAATTCCCAGCGCGCCGTCTTCCTTCAACGTGTCGCGGTACTCCTTGTCCGCCGTGGCTTTCCAGGAGCCGGCGATGAGCCCGAGCCGCATCAACTGATACTTGGCGTCGTGCTCGAGGGAAGCGCGCATCGCGCTCGCCGTGTCGGCGGTCGGGCCGCTCGGCCCGTCCCAGGCATAGTCGGCGCGGACGGTGAGTTCTCCGGACTGCGTCAACCGGATAAAGCGCGTGCCCGCATCCGCTATTGGCCGGATGCGCGTCCTGGTTACGTAGTCCTCGGCGAGCTGATACTTATAGCCGCAGCGATAGGCGATGCGCTTCGGGTTCGCTAGTTTCGTCACAGCGTTACCCCGCTGAGCTTCGCCATCACCTTGTCAACGTAGTCCTGATTTTCGAAGCTGCCGTCTCCTGCGCGGCGTGGGCTGCCGGCGTTGTAGGCGGCGATGACGCCCGGCCAGCCGTACGCCTGGACGTAGCGCCCGCGCAGCACCGAGAGATGCCGGCACGCGTAATCGAGGTTGGCGGCCGGGTCGCACAACGACGGGAGGTAGGGCGCCATGTAGCCGCGCTCGCGCGCAACCGCGCCCATCACCTGCATGAGCCCCCAGCTCGCCTGCTGCGCCCACCACTCCTGGTCGGGATCGCCGGCGAGACAGTAAAAATCGGCGGGCGGGCGTTCGGCGCGAATCTCGGTCTCCGACACCGTGCGAAACGGGCGATGCTGCTTCACGTCCCAGAACCACCGGTAGTGCGGCTCTGGATTCCACGCCCAGGGGTTGCCCTCGGACTCGACCTCGATCATCGCGGTGAGGAGCAGCGGATGCAGCCCGTGACGCGACGCGGCCGCCTGCAGCACTACGGGATTTACTTCGATCACCATGCGCCCATGCTATGGACGCAGGTTGCGGGTGTCTCTTAACAGATGTTAAGGAATGGACTTTTTCAGGATGCGCCGCACCTGAATTTCGGAAAGCTGAAACTCCCGGCAGAGCTCGTCCATGTTGCGGCCGTTCCAGCGGCGCCGGATCTCGGCATCCCTGCCGGAGCGGCGGCCCATCGGCACGTAAATCATCTGCCCGCCCCAATCCTGGCGGATGCATTCACACGTTGCGAGCGCGAGCTGGCGCGCCAGCATGTCGGCGATGCCGCGCGCAATATACTCGGCGGCCAATTTGGCCGCCAAGTCGTCCAGAATTTCAGCGCCGCAGGTGCTCATGGTTTGAGCATCGCCTCCGGCGCCGCCGTGATCCCGTTACGTTGCACGCGTTCCTCCTTGCGCATCGTACTCCCGATCGCGCTTCGCGCGCCACTCCCGATAAGCTGCCTGGTGGTCGGGACAGAGGTGCTTGTCGGGTCCAACCTCCAAGGCACATTGTCTGCAAAGATGGCGATCGCAAGTCGCGCCGGGTCCGGTTTTCCAGTCGCACTGAAAACCCGCGGGGGCGCGGTGGACCTCGCACCGAGGGGACTTGAGCCGGTGGCTGGTGCACACGATGGCGATGCCGTGCGGGAGCTGGACGCGAGTGCAATGCATGTCAGCACCAGGCTCCGCGTTTGCCACCGTCGTAACGATGCGCGAGGCCGGCGGCGATCAAGGCTACACCGAGATCCTCCGCGTCGCGTCGAACGTGCACCAGCGGCCGGCCGTACTTGTCCTGGGCGGAGAGCACCACGGTGAGAGCGCCGGGCTGCTCCACCCACTCGCGCGTAAATGCCGTGGCGCGCTTGCCGGCATCACGCTCGCAGTCGGAAATCTTGCCGCGGCTCTCGGGCGCGTTCACACCGGCCAGTCGCACGCGGGAGCGCGCCGTGAGGCCCGGCCACACTTCGACCTCGATCTCCAGCGTGTCGCCATCGACCACGCGCGCCACCTTGGCAACATACGGGCCGTAATCGCGCGCAGCGGCTGGCGCGGTCGCCAGCAGAAGAATGATCACGGCGACTGTGACCCACAGCAACACCTTACGATGGTTCATTTGCCGCCTCCCTCATCCCTCGCCGCCGCTGATCCTCCGCCAGCGCGGCGACCACCTTGTGCAACTCCTGCGGGCCGCAGAATTCGAGCTTCGGCAGGTGCATGTGCTCCAAGACGCCGTCAACGTACTCCCGCCCACGGCCGGCGCTCTTAAGTTGCATGATGACCTTCCGCAGCATCGGCTGCCGGTCTGGCGCGGCGCGATCGACCCAGCCCCATTCCGGATTGCGTTGTTTCCCGTGGAACGTACCACGTTTCGGCGTGAAGCCGCGCGCGCGCATGTGCTCGAGCACGCGCTTGCGGCCGGTGAAATCGAGATCACCCGCCGACTTCACGCGCGCCACCGTCCAGAGCATCGCGCGGTAGGTCTCGTCGTCAAGGGCGAGCTGCACCTTGGCGATGTGGATCTGCGCCAGCTCGCGATTCCGTATCGTGTCAGTGGATTGCATTTGTTAGACTTTCAGCCACTAATCTGAACCCGGAGCGGCGACATGAACAGTTTCGGCTTCAATGGGACGTACCGCAGAACCAAAGGCGAGCATCACACCTACGAGTACATCGCTGAATGGACGGATACCGGCGGCGATCGCGCGACCTGGTCCGCGAAGGTCAGACGGAATGGCGAGCTTCGTGGCGCGCCCAGCGGTACGCTCGCAGCAACGTCCACGCGCGACATGATCGTCGCGGTGCGGAAGCTCGTCGAGCAATCCATCGAGGACTTGGTACAAATGGACGAGTAGGGTCACGCTGCTTCCAGCTCGTTGAATTCCATGTCGGTGTAGACCAGATCCCAGTCGTCGCTGACGTGGCCGCGGCCGCCGCAGAAGCGGCAGCGGTTATCCGGCACCACCTTGCGCCAGCAGCGCTGGCAGGGCGTCACAATGCCCCATTCGATCGCGCTCTGCGCGCGTGCGCCGAAGCTGCGGTGCACTGCCATCGCCAGCAGTTCCTTGCGCGAGCTTTTGGTGAAGCGCGCGACGTCGGGCCGCGGCCCCCAGGTGTTGAGCCACCACACTTCGAGCTGGTCCACTTGTTGGCTGTCGCCTGCAAGTGCAGCCGCGATCGCGGCGTCGCTGCCCGCCCGGCCGGCGAGCGGTATGTACGGTGTACATATTGGTGCTGTGGGCTCGAGCGCGAGCCGCGGGCGGACGTCGAGGCCGCGCGCGAAGGCGTCCTGGAAGGCTTCGGCGAGGTTCATGGCTTCACCTTCTCGAACACGACGTAATTGCGGATGCGGCTCGCGCGGCCGGTCGAGACCGGCATCACGAACACCTCCTTGATGGGGCAGCCGTGCACCTCGCGCGGCGGCCGCGGCCAGTACCAGTGCAGAAAACCGACGCGGCCACCAGGCCGCGTGTGTTCGAGGCAGAGCTTGAGCAGCGGGTCGGGCTCGGGGTACTGATTCTCCGTGCCGTAGTGCTTCGCCTCGTCCCGGCTGTACGGCGTATCGACGATCATGGCGCGCCAGCCGCCCTGCTTCACCGGCAGCTCGAGGCGCACGTCCATGACGAAGTCCGGCCGGAGTTTCTTGTTGATGTCCACCGTCTTGTCGTTCGGCCCGAAGCCGCGGCATGGATACGCGCGCACGCGCCCGGAGCACACGAACAGGATCTCGTCCTGGATCTGCGCGCCGAGCGGCAGCCGCATGCGCTCCAGCGAGCCGTTGGGAAACGCGCCGTAGTACGGCACCTTCGGCCGCGCCATGAGGCACACGTCGGTGACGGGGCGGTAGCTCATCAGTGCACCGCCGGCGCTGGCGGCGCATCGACCGGCGTTTCGCCTGGTAGCGCCTCGGGGGAGGAGTACGGGACAACCAGCCACGGGCCTTGCCGAATGCGGCGCAGCTGCCACTCGCGGCGCTTGCGCAGCTCGCGGTTGCGCCAGAACGGCTCGCCCCAGGCGATGCTGTGGTTGCGCTTGCCCAGCGAGGCCGGGTGCGCGATCGAGAGCGAGCGCAGGCGCTTCATGACACCCACGCCAATATGGCCAAGCCGATCGCGGCGAGCGAGAGACCGATCACGATTCCCGCTACGATGCCGATGGTCAGCACCTTCCCAACGCCAAAATCGATCGGACCCATTACGCCTCGACCTCCTCGGACGGCTGCTTCGCCGCCTGGCGCAGGATCGAGCGCACGAGCTTCGCCGCTTCCTTGTCGGCGAGCTTGACGAACGGCACGTCGCCGGTGTCCTCGACCTGGACGCCGATCTTCTTGAGATCCGCCGTGGGCAGCTCGTTCATCGCGCTTTTAACCGGCGTTTCGACCGTCTTAATGAGCAGCTCAGCCTGGTCGGGAAAGTGCTTGCGGATGAGACGGCAGACGGTGTCGTCATCGTCCCAGTCCATCGAGCCCTTGCCCTTGCGAAAACCCGCGCTGATCCCGTGCAGGATCACCGAGCGCGGCTTCACGAACAGCTCAGGTGAAGCGGCCACCGCGGCGCCGAGCGCCTCGCTCGCCTCGTTGAACTTCACCGTGAGCTTGCGGATACGGGGCGCGTATTTGCGCTCCAGCTCCGTCTGCTCCTCGTCCATCGCCAGCGCCGTGCCGGCTAGCGCGTCGCGCTGCGCGCCCAGTTTTTGCATCAGTTCCTCGATCTCTTGCATCGTTGCCATTGCCATTGCCTCTATTGACGTTGCAGGCCATCGAGCGCGGAGCGCTTGCTCCGGGGCCTGACGCGTGGAAACAATTCCATCTGTGTCGGTTCGACGCAGATCTGTGTCGGTTCGACGCAGATCTGTGCGGCGTTCGCACATTTAGGGCAGTAGGGGCGTGGGCCAGGCGCCCACACGACGTGGCGCGGGCAAAGCAACGTGCGGCATACATCGCACGCGGCGGGGCCGGCATGCTTCCGGCAGCCGGAGATCTCGCACTTGAGAAAATAGAGTCCCATCACCGCCTCCCCGGGTACGTGACGAGTGCTCCGCCGACGCGCTTGGGGCGCGAGCGATAGCGCAGGATGCGCAGCTCGTAGAGCGCCTCCTGCGCGTGGCCGATCGGGACGGCGAACTGCACGCGGTCCTTGCCGTTCTCGGTCATGGTGCGCGCGAGTTCCTTCACGGCATCGCCCAGGCGATCGACAGTCTTCATGTCTTCAGCCTCAGTTGGCCGAGCAGCTCCGGCAGCGGCACCTTGCGGAGCTTCGATTCGAGGGTGAGCGAGTGCAGCGCGCGGCGCCGGAGGAACGCGCAGGTCTCCTCCAGCTCCCACGGCGTCAACGCAATGAAATAGCCCGTCTTGGGATGGCCGCAGACCGCCACGCCTTCCTCACGCAGCTCCGACACCAGGGTCCGCACCCGCCGCTCGGACATGTCGAGAGCGCGGGCGATCGCCGACGCGCTAACGCCGTTGCTCGCGCCCACGTGTCGATACAACAGCGACTGGACATCGTGCTTGTTCATGACTCTTGCGCACCCATCGCTGCGCGAACGCGCGCCCAGAAAGCCCTCGCCTTCCTGGAACGGCGCTCCCTCTCCTCGGGCCTAGCGAGCGCCTCTCTTTCGGCTTCAACAACGCGCGCCCTGTAGTCACGGTCCTTCCACTTCCGCCGTGCCGCTTCGCCGATGCGCTCCCGCGTTTCTGCGGCGAGCTTCTTGCCCGGCATTTGGTTGCGCCGGAACTTCGCCTGAATGTCCGGCCTTGCCTCCCAGAGGCGCTTCGCCCTTTCACTGCGGCGGGCCTTCTCAGCCGGCCCCGCAGCACTCTTTGCGGAAGCGCTGATGCGGGCGCGAACGGCCGGGTCCGCCACCGTGGTCCTGTTTTGGGCAGTCATGCGCTCCCGATAGTCGGGATCGGCCCACGCCCGTTTCGTCGCGGCGCTCAAACGCGCGCGCGTCTCGTCACTCACCGGCGCACGCCGACGCTTCCCGGAGAAGTGCGAGCGGCTTACGGGCAGGTCGGCGAGCTTCACGTCTCACGCCTCCGCGGCGTCCAGCGTGCGCACGAAGTCGACCAATGCGCGCGCCGCTGGCTTCGGAATCTCGATCGGCGTGCCGAGCAGCAGGAACGCGCCATCGTTCGTTAACGCCCAGCGCCGCGTGGCGAGCGATACTTTTTCGATACTGTTTCGCGCCCTTTTTGCAGCCCTGCGCTGCACTTTCCGCACCCGCTTAATGCGCTTTGTCGTGGCTGTTTTTGGCCGCTTCACTCGGCGGCGAGCGGTAGCACCCCCCGCGCTCGGTTCATCGTCCTCGGCGCCGGGCTCGACCCTGCCGGGGCCATAGGCGGCGCTGACGCGCGCTCCCGAGCCGGCAGGCGCCGGGTGACGCGTGAGCTGCCCCACCTGGCACATCTGATAAAGCGCGTTCGACAGCGCCTTGTCGTCGGCCGCGAGCTTGCACATGGGCATGAGCTGCGGCTTGGTGAGCGGTTCCCTCGCAGCGTGAACGTGGTGCGAGATCTCGTGACGCAGGCTCGGGAAACTGAGATCGGTCATGACTTCCTCCCGGTGATCGGCGCGACCTTGCGCACGGCTTCCTGCAGGTTTTGCTCGTCGATCTCTGACTGGCGCAATTGCTCCCTCAGAATGCGGCGCTGCTCGCGGCGGATCGTCTTGCGAATGTCGGTCTGCGCCGACGGCGTGTACTTGAAACGCGGGTCGAGGATATTCATCGTCAGCCTCCGAGAACCAACACAAGAACGATCGCCAGCATCGCGCCCCATCCCACCACGGCTTCTGGATTGGGCGCCCTCACGACGCCTCCTTGTTCGCCGCCGAGTTCGGGCAGCGCGGGCACGCGCGGCGCAACTCGACGCGTAGCGCGTTGGTGGCCGCGTAGGGCCGGCCCTGCGTGTCGATGCACTTGCGCGTCGTGATCTCGCCCAGCACCGGGCAATCAACCATCTGGCCCATCAGCTCGCCGCGCACCTTCTGTTCGAGTTTGGTGAGCGGCGACGGGTAGGTATTGCGCAGCGCCTGGTTGATGACGGTGGGCGAGACACCGAGGCGCTTGGCGATCGAGGTCTGCGTCGTGCGGTCGGCCGTCTCGGCGAGCACGATGACCCACTCGGGCGCGGCCGCACCCCATGACTTGTGAGCGAGCGCGACGTTGGTGGCGCCGTCAGCGGTCATACTCGCCCCCCTGAAATTGCAGGCTCGGGTCGTAGGCGACCGCGCCGGTGTTGCCGTCCATCACCCTGTCTTCGCGGTCGACGACCGGCGCACGTGGGCCAGTGTCGCGGCCGGTGACGAAGCGGTACCGGGCCGGATGCCGGGCGCGCGCCTCGACCATCACGCGGAGATACCCGCCGCGCGCGAGGCGCCTCAGATACTCTTTGAGCGTGTCCATCGTCATCGGGTGGCTGCACGCCTGCATCACGGCGCGCCAGTCGAAGTCGGCGCCCTTCATGCGGCGAACGGCGTTCCAGATCTGCTGCTGGATGACCGCGCCCGCGAGCGTCTTACCCTCGGCGTCGACGCGCGGCGCCTCGACGCCGACGTCACGCACCAGGCGAAGGTGTCGCAGCTCGTAGCACTGCCGGAGCGCGGGCACGCGCTGCTCCGCTCCGGCCACCAGGTAGCCCGCCTTTTCCAGCCCGCGAATGTAGGAGAGCGTGGTGTCGTTGCGCTGCTCCGAGAGCGCCATCAGGTCGGCAATGGAGAACTCCGCCTCCGTGCCGAAGCGGCGTATGGCCGCCCAGATGCGATCGCGGGGCGTCAACGCCCCGGCGCGTTCGAGTCTGGCGGGACGTCTCACGCAATCCTCCGTGCCGGTGCATCACCGGTGTAGAGGTCGCGCTTGCCCCACGCCTCCAGGTCGATCTTGCGAACGCCGCTCTTCTGGCAGTGGTCGCGGATCATGTCGAGGTTGACGCAGATCCGGCGGGCGGTGCCGCGGGAGAGATCGCGCACCCGGCCGAGCAGGTCTTCCGCGATTTCGATGCCGGGGCAATAGAACGCGGCGAGCTTGCGCGCGTCCTCCAGGTTGGCGGCCTGCGCCGGCTGCCACACCAGCACGCGGTTGTGGAAGCGTTCCCACTTGAGCAGCTTCCGCGGAAACTGCTCCTCGCCCACCAGCAGCATCGTCGCGCGGGACATTTCGTGCAGGTCGCGCACGATCTCGATGGCGTTCTTGTCGACGATGTGATCCATCTCGTCGATGATGAGCGGGCGCTGGGAAAGGTCGAGCTGCTCGGCCGCCTGCTCCATCATCTCGGTCAGCGTGCGTCCCGGCCGTATGCCCATCTCCTTGAGGATCGCCATCACGAACGCCTTCTTCGTGAAATACGAGCGGCACTCGACGTAGACGCCGTCGAAGCGGTTCATGCAGTAGGAGGCGGCCATGCTCTTGCCGTAGCCCGACGGGCCATAGAGCGCGACCACGCCGGGCAGATTCGCCGAGCGGTTGAGCGCCCGCTCGATCGCGCGCGCGGCGAGCGAGACGTTCGTGAGCGGCGCCCACCGTCCGCCGGGGTTGATCGGTGCTATGCTTAGGACGTTTGCCACTCGAAGCTCCTTTCGTTTGGCGATCAATACGCGCCGGGCTGCTGACCCAGTCCCGGCGTGTTCACATCTGCAACCGGTATTCTTCCGGGAAGTCCGCGGCGATCTTCTGCTGCGATCGCCACTCATCACTGTCCCGGTAGCTGTGGTGCCAAGCCGCCTCGTCTTCCGTCAGCGTGTCGCCGCGGACGGCGCGCGCATCGATTGCGAGCCAGCGCTTGTAGTTGATCTCCGGTGAGTCGAGCACGATGACCTTGCGCGGCTGCGCCTCGAGGAAGCCCGCGTCCGCCGGTATCGGTGCGGCGCGTGCGGCTTCCGCTGCGGCCGCAAGGCCGGCGCTCGCGTGGGTGGCGACCGGCCCCGGCAGCCGGGAGAGCTTGCCGGCGGCCTCGGCGCGCTCCACCAGGATCTCGCGCACGACGTCGTCGGTGCGCACGCGCTTCGCCGTGGCCTTCAACGCGCGCTTTTGCTCCTGGGTGTCGGCGAGCTGGATGGCCTTCGCCTTAATGGCGACCTCGCGCCGATCCATGCCGGTGCGCTCGGGGCATTCGGCGACGCAGATGAAGCCCTCCTCGACGTCGAACACGTAGATGCGGCCGAGGTCCAGCGGATCGAGCCGCACATGGACGTCCTCACCAACGTGCAGCGCCAGCTCGGGTGCGATGAACCAGGCGCGATCGAGTTCGATGCCTTTCTTCTGGACGGTGCGCTTTCCGTTGTTGGCCGGCGCGTCGGCGAGCAGCACGTCGAGCGCGCGCGGATCGTCAACGGCGCGGATCGGATCGCGGCTCGCGGCCAGTACTTCAAACGGGGTCTTGCCCTTCAGGCCGTGGTGCGGCTGGTGCAGATAGACGCTCTCGCACCAGTCGTCGCAGAACTTCTGGAACTCGGCGGCCGACATGGAGACGTCGAGCGTGCCACTGCGTTTCATCAGGCGATCGGCGAACGACGCGCGCGCCTCGATCGCCTGGCGCTCGGCTACGCTGTGGCCGATAAAACCGGGGAGCAGCTCCACCAGGCCGTGGCTGAAGGTGCGGAAAAAGCTCTCGACGTGCGGCTTGTGCCAGGGCTGGAACGGCGGGCACAGCACGTGCTCGATTTCGAGCGAGGCGAAAACGCGGGTGATGTGATGGCTCACGTAATCCGAGCCATTGTCGGTCTTCGCTTCCTCCGGCACGCCCCACGCGAGGAGCGTGTGGCGCAGCAGCGTCGCGATCGCAGTGGCCTTGCTGGTCTTCGATACCAGGAGTCGCGCGCGGCGTGACTTGACGTCGACCACGCCGATAACGGCATGCCGCCCGTCGGTAAGCATGACGTCGCCCGGTGTTGAGTCCAGCTCCCAGCGCTGGTTGACGCGCTCGACGTCCTCCGATTGCGAGCCGAAGGAGGACATATAGGTGTTCTTCCAGCCGTCTGGATTCGTGACCGCCGCGAAGACGCGCTTGTTGTCGCGCTTCCAGTTGGTGACCCAGCGCTGCAGCGCCCGCGGGCTCGGATAGTCGATCCCGTTGTGGCCGTTGAAGCGCGCGCGCATCGCGGTCATCACGTGACCGGTGGTGCAATGCGGGTGCTGCACCAGCATCGAAATCGCAAACTCGTGGAGGTCGGGCTGCCGGTAGATGATCGACTCGCCGCGACGGTTGCCGTAGGCGCCGGCGAGGCGAGTGATGCCCTCTCGCTTGATGGCATTGCCCCAGCGCCAGATCGCGCTGTCGGAGACGCGGGGCTGCAGCGCGCGCACGGCCGGGTCGACCTCGATCTCGCCGGCGCTGTAGCGGCGCGCGAAGTCGGGACGTGCGACGCGGATCGCGAGGCCGGAAGCTTTGTGGAAGCGCTCGAAGGCGGTGACGATCGCGAGCTTTGCGTCGATCCGTTGCTGGCCTTTTACGGGCTGCTGAATGGACGTTTTAAGGCCGCTCAAACGGCGGTTATGAGCGGCCTCGTCGGTGATCTTCTCCTGGAGCGCGAGCTTGCGCCCTTCGTGGCGGCCGGCTTTCGCGGCGTCGGTGTCGAGGCGCGCGGCGAGCGCGGTGCGCACGTCGGCGGGCAGATCGGCGATG